TATTGTGGATCAACAAACACGAAATCATACGGGACTCGACAGAACTTAAACGGAGAAGTAAGACAAAGGTTTAAGTGTAAGGACTGCAATCGGGAATTCTCGCAAGCAGGACACAATAAATTTGATTCACATAAAGAACTGTCAAATGATATCGTTGTAATCACATCTGCACAAAACAATTGTGATTTGAATCGAGAATTCTTTCATTCTCTGATTGCTTACTGCAATCGAAGGAAGGCACAGCTATATGTGATTCCAGTCAAGTATTCCATGCTAGAACCAGAGGAAATGATTGAATGGAGATATCCTCCGTCCTATTCGTTGACAGAAACAGTGAATTTCCACAAGAAGCTTAGGATTCTGGGCAATATAAATATTACTCCGACAATTGAAAACCCAATTGCGGGAATGGATTATCTTTCAAAGGGCGATTCATTGATCATCGGTCACCCTCAACTGCAAATGAAAACATTGGCAGTAAACGCGGTTGATCCATCAGCAATTATTGTTAGTACGGGGTCATGTACTGAACCACATTACTCACAAACCAAGCAAGGTGAGAAGGCTAGGTTCAATCATTCTTATTCGGCAATCGTTGTTGAAAAGGACAATGATCAGTTCCATCTACGTGTGTTGAATGCAGATGATACCGGTGGATTCTATGATGTTGATGGATATCAATCGGCTGATTCATTCACTCCTATTTCTAGGGTAGAAGCATTGATTACTGGGGATGAGCATGCGTTGTTCGCTGATCCAACTGTTAAGAATGCAACATATTTGGCCGAAGATAGTATTGTAAAAACTCTGAATCCGAGTATAATTGTCAGGCATGATGTGTTGGATTGTTATAGTGTATCGCATCATCATAAGCACAACTTCTTCTTGAAGTACGGTAAGTACAAGACTGGGCTTAATGATATTGAATATGAGTTGACACTAACACTAGATCATATTCAGTCCACAACACCAGTCAATGCAAAGAACTTGATTGTATCAAGTAATCACCACGATCATCTTGAACGATGGTTAAATGAAGCGGATATCAAGAATGAACCTTGGAACGCAAAGATATATCATCAACTGATGTATATGATGCTTGACAATGTTAAGATAGAGGGTGATACATTTAGTTACACACAGCCATTTGAACTGTGGGTAAAGTACCAGAACGTCGGATCAATCGAGTTTGTTTCGCGTAGTGAATCAAGCAAGATATTTGGTATTGAAATCAGTAATCATGGCGACGTGGGTACGAATGGAGCTAGAGGGAGTTTGGTTCAGTTCTCACGGCTTGCATATAAGAACGTAATCGGGCATAGTCATAGTCCGGGTATAAACAAGGGTGCCTATCAAGTCGGCACAAGTTCGAATATTAAGTTGGAATACACACGCGGACCTAGTTCGTGGATGCATACTCACTGTATCATCTATCCGAATGGTAAGCGCCAACTGATCAATATTCTTAATGGTCGCTGGAGAAAGTAAATGATAAAGAAACTGTCTGCCGTAATCTGTCTTGTTTTCATGACATTCAACACCCCTTATGCCGGGGTTGTATCTGACGAAGATATCTCACTGCACGAAGAAATCATATGTCTTGCCAAGAACATATATTTCGAAGCTGGAAATGAAAGCAAAGAAGGACAGATTGCGGTTGGACAGGTTACTTTAAATAGAGCTAGATCAGACAATTATCCAGATACTGTATGCGGGGTTGTATATCAAAAGTTCAAGAAGACATGTCAATTCTCTTGGGTATGTAAAAAACCTAACGCACAAGTACATGACGGTGCATGGGAAACCACGTATAATCTAGCCAAGAAGTTGTTATTAGGTGAAGTGAAGTCCAATAAGATTAACAGCAAGACATTGTTCTTTCACAATCACGAAGTAGTGCCAAAATGGGCAAGTGTATATAAGAGACAGGCCATTATCGGCGGACATGTATTTTATTCAAAGAGGTGAAGATGGAATTAACATTAGATGATGTGACAGATGAGTATGTGGTTACCAAGCAATTCAAGAATCAAAACGAATTCTCATTGTACATAGAGGATCGTTCAAGGATAAATAAAACAACCTACCTTGAAGCGGTAATTCAATATTGTAATGAATCAAGCATTGACCCAGAAGCAATCAAGTCTCTGATAGGACCGCAGTTAAAAGACAGAATCAGGATAGATGCAGAAGAATCTAATCTAATGAAAAAGAGAACATCATTGGAATTCTAAATATGTCACCATATGAGGTTTATTGTAGCTACTTGGCAATCAAGCTGCACTTTACAACTGATTATGATATAGTGCAATATAAGGGTAAGGTGAAAGCAACGCAAAAGGCTTTTGATGGAAGAAAGGACAAGTTTTTCATTCAAAAGATTTCAAATACGTTGAAGACACAAAAAGAAGTTGTCAACTATTTGGTTGCAAACTTTGTATCAGGGGATCGATGGGGCGGATTATTTGATGAGCGATCCAATCAACGATACAAGGAATGGGATCAAAAGATGCGAGGATTGTTTATGATCTTCATATCTGACGTTGACAAGATAGTTAATGAATGTTACAATAGAGGAACCAAGTCGCCATTTAGTTGTGATAACGGTCACCCAATATTGCTGACAATGTATTTGGGGAAACATGTTAGTTTGGAGACGCTGACCATTATTAACAAGATTGACCCGTTCATTGATCGGTTTGATGATAAACTAGGGGATGATTTCGTATGGCATGATGTTAAACGAATGATACTAAAATATTCACCGTTTCTCAGGATTCGGGATACCCGAGAACAATACGAGAGAATATATGGAGAGAGAATCGATTACAACTGATATCCGACTAACGTCTCTAGAGACAGACATGATAGATATTAAAAAAGAATTACTTGATGTTAAATCTGTTCTGGTAGATTTCCAAGAATGTATAGTATCATTGGCAGTCAATCAAAAGAAGATCGCATCTAACCTTTCAACATGGCCCTATATAGTTATTGAAAATGACGAAAAAAGTTAATTATCCGGACTGGGAACGCGAAGACCGCTACCAACCAAAGCCACACAAAGCAGTAAAGGTCAAGAGTACAATCGAGAAGCATCGCAACAAGATTTACGAAATGACCGAGTTAGATGAGGGTGACCTAGAGTATGGTTGCAAGGATTATTATGATGAGACAACATAGGAGAAATATTATTAATACATAGAAAATACTAGACACATAAAACATATATCAAAATACAATCACATACGGAGCATTAAAACATGGCATCATTAGCAGAACTACGCAAGAAGAATTCACTAGAATCACTCAAGAGTGCAGCAGAAAAGCTCACCACGAATGAATCATCAAATAATGACAATCGCTTCTGGCAACCAGAAGTAGATCAGGCAGGCAACGGAGTTTCGGTTATTCGTTTCCTACCAGCGCCACCGGGAGAAGATGTACCTTGGGTTCGCCTATGGGAACACAGCTTCCAAGGCCCAAGCGGTAAGTGGTACATCGAACGCTGCCTATCAACACTTCAACAACCAGACCCAGTAGTCGAATATACCAATGTTCTATGGGCATCAGGTGTTGATTCTGATAAGGAACTGGCACGTAAGTATAAGCGCAAGCTATACTACATTTCGAACATCATGGTAGTGAGTGATCCAAAGAATCCACAGAACGAGGGTAAGGTATTCTTGTTCAAGTATGGCACAAAGATTTTTGACAAGCTCATTGCATCGATGAATCCAGAGTTTGATGATGAGACTCCACTGAATCCATTTGATCCAGATGCAGGCGCAAATTTCAAGCTAAAGATTCGAAAGGTAGATGGATTTCGTAATTACGATAAGTCAGAGTTTGCGTCACCATCAGCACTAGCAGACAGTGACGATAAGATTGAAGCTATTTGGAATTCAACACATTCCCTACAGGAAATCATTGATCCAAAGAACTTCAAGCCATACGCTGATCTAAAGAAGAGGCTTGATCTGGCACTTAATACCAATGATGGTAAGGCAGCAGATAGTGAAATGGATCAGTTTGAAACCATGACCAATAAAATCAAATCTGAGGCATCTGAGAAGGCTGCTAGTAAGCCAGCACCAACTCAAGAGTCATTTGATAGTGATGAAGATTACTTCGCCTCTCTAGCAGGCGAATAATAGGTAGGTGAAAGTAAAGAGGGAAACCAGTATGACTGGTTTCCCTCTTTTTATTACCAATACGCAGTTCTGTCTTGGAATCTGTTAAAGCTTGAATCAGATGGTCTAACAGAACCTTTAACGGGAACCATAATGGTTTCTTTCTGTTGTGCTGGTTCTGGTTGCCTTTGTGCTGGCGGATTTACGATAATTGGTTTATCACTATCTTTCTTTGACATCCTATCAATGTCTGGCGATAATTTGTCATATGAAGACGGAGCAGGTACAGCAGTACCAGAAGGTGCAGCATCAAAGGATTTTTGTAAGTTATCAGATAAATTTCTTGCAGACTGTACTTTTTTCTGATCTTCCTTGGAAACTTCTACTTTGTGAACTTCCCCAGTTGATTTGTCGGTTATTTGAGTGAGTACACCATTTTCAAATCTTCCAGTTGCATCGCTTGGATCGATACCTAGCTTCTCTGCTGCTTCACGAACGGGATCATTGTGAGATTTCATTTCTTCCATGTTCTTTCTCATCATATTGTTTTCACGGTCTTTAGATACTCGCTTATTAGCTGGTTCTGGTCTGTCTTTAAGATACTCAGTTTCTTTTTGTATTCTATCACTCTCTGCTGATCTTGCTATATTACTAAGACCAACTGCACTACCTGCATATTCGGCACCCCTAGCTAAACCAGATTGTATCTTTTCGGAAAGCTTCATTTTTTCCCAATTTGCATCATCTCTTTCTTCATCTACTACTGCATCTTCACCTTGTTCATTCTTTCCCATACCAAACACTTTGCCAGCCGCATAATCAATTGCGTTTGCTGCACCATATGCTACTGCACCCGCCCTAGCCAATGGATTAGCTGCTAGCTTACTCACGCCTGTAGCGGCACTAGAAGCTAGCGTACTAACAATGGGTTTTGCGACTGTTATTAGC